CCCGCTGCTGGCGGCCCTGAGCGACGATGATTGACCAGAGCCGCGCCTATCAGTATGCCAAGTGGTGTACGCAGCGCGGAAACCGAAAGGTCGGCAAATATGTGAAGCTCCAGGCGAAGAAGTGGCTGAGGATCGCCGATGGCAGGCACAAGGATGCATATGTCAGCGAAAAGGCATACCGGAAGATCTGCAAGCTGCTGAAGCTGATGATCCACCCAGACCTGCACTGCTCCATGTACGATGGGCTGGAGGATTACGCTTGGTTCCTCATTGCAGCCGTGTTCTGCACCCGCCGCCGGGAGGATGATCGGCGCTTCTATCAGACCGCCATTCTCGAGATTGCCCGTAAGAACTTCAAGACTTTCAACTCCGCAGTCATCTTCATTCTGGGGATGTTGACGGAACCTCGCTTCTCCCGTTTCTTCTCCGTGGCGCCGGACTTCAAGTTGTCCTCGGAGCTGCGGTTGGCTGTGCGGAAGATTATTAAGGTCTCGCCGGCACTGACAAAGTATTTCAAGATCAACAGGGATATGATTACCTGTCTGATCAACGAGATAGAATATACGCCTTTGGCGTACTCCAATGACGGCATGGACGGCCGTCTGGCAAATATCTTCCTGGCTGATGAGGCCGGTGCGCTGGATAGCTACCCTGTGGAAGCCATGCGCTCCTCCCAGATCACGCTGGTCAATAAGCTGGGCATCATCATTTCCACCCAGTACCCCAACGACAACAACGTGATGATCGACGAGGTCGACATTGCGAAAAAGGTCTTGGATGGAGTGCTGGAGAAGGAAAATGTCTTCGCATTGCTCTACGAGCCGGACGATGCACTCCGAAAGCGGTGGGAGACGGATGACTTGGTGATCTACCAGGCCAATCCCGTGGCCGTGAACAACAAAGAGGTCTTTGACTCCATCAAAGATCTCCGAACCATGGCCATTCTCTATGAAAACAAGCGGGAGAACTTCCTCTGCAAGCACTGCAACATCATGTATAAGGGCCTGGGCGTCGAGGGTTATATCGACGTGCAGAAGGTCAGACGGTGCAGGGTGGCAGAGGATCTGGATTTCTGGTGCGGCCGCCGGGTGTGGGTGGGGCTCGACCTCTCCCAGTCGGACGATAACACGTCCGTGGCTATGGTGACGGAGGCGGACGGCATGATCCATGCCAAGGTGTGGGGCATCCTGCCGAAAGATCGCATCGAGATCAAAACCAAGAAGGAAAATGTGGACTACCGGAAGCTGATCGCCGCCGGCAGCTGCTTTGCCGAAGGCGAAGAGGTCATCGACTACGGCTTTGTGGAACGCTGGATCCTCGGCCTTGAGGAGAAATACGGTGTCGAGGTCATGCAGGTAGGCTATGACCGCTACAATGCCATCTCCACCGTGCAGAAGCTGGAGGCGAACAGCATGGAATGCGTAGAGGTCAAGCAGCATTCCTCTGTGCTGCACCCACCCACCAAGCTGCTTCGTGAGGCGATCTTGAAGAAGGAATTTGCCTACGACGAGAACCGGCTGCTGGAAATCAACTTCCAGAATGCGCGGTGCACAGAGGATACGAACCTGAATAAATACGTGAACAAGAAGAGGTCTGCCGGCAAGGTGGATATGGTCGTTTCCACCATCATTGCCGTATATCTGATGCAGCAGGCCATGCTGGACAACAGCGAGCTGGACTGGGGCATCCAGGTAATTTGAGGCGAGGTGAGAACAATCGGACTCTTAGATTGGTTTAGAACAGAACGCCGCTCACAGGAGCAGACGCTGGACAGTTCCCAGCTGGATACAGCCCTCCGTGCGGCGCTGGGCGGCAGCGCGGTGACGGTGCGGTCCGTTTTGAATATCCCTGCCGTAAGCGGTAGCGTCGGCTTTATTGCCGGCACGGTGGCCTCCCTGCCCATCAGGCTTTACCGGAATAAGAGTGGGCAGTCCGAGGAGGTCACAGACGATTACCGCCTGCGGCTCCTGAATGAGGAAACCGGCGATCTGCTGGACGCCTTCCAATGGAAATGCACCCTCGTGCGGGACTATCTGCTCCCCGGCAATGGCTACACCTATGTGGACTGGGTCAGCAACCGCATTGACGGCCTGTATTATGTGGATCCGATGCAGGTCAGCGCAGAGATCGGCGCCGACCCCATCTTCAAGACAGCGCGTTTTTTTATCGGCGGCCGCAGCTATCGTGACTACGAGATCATGCGCATACTGCGGAACACCCGGGACGGCGTCACCGGCTCCGGCCTCGTGGCAGAGAGCCCAATCCAGCTGGAAACCATGCTGAACGCACTCAAGTATGAGAACCGCATGGTAAAGACCGGCGCAAAGAAGGGCTTCCTGAAGGTCGAAAAGGACAAAAAAGTCTCGCAGACGGTGCTGGATCAGCTCAGGAACAGCTGGCGGAAGATGTACGGGCCAGATTCGGAGGAAACCACGGTCATCCTGAATGACGGTGTGGACTTCAAGGATGCTGGCCAAACCGCCGTTGAGACCCAGCTCAACGAGAACAAGCAGACCAACGCCCACGAGATCTACCGTATTTTCAACATCGCTCCGACAATCTTGGAAGGGGATGCGACGGCAGAAGATCTGAAGAACACGGTACGGTTCGCCATTGCGCCGGTGGTGAAGGCGCTACAGCTGGCCATCAACCGCTTCTGTCTGCTGGAGGCTGAGAAGGGCGTTCTGGCCTTCGAGATCGACATGGATGCGCTGGACGGCACGGATATGCTCGCCCGGTATCAGGCCTACGAAGTGGCCATCCGGAACGGCTGGATGCAGCTGGATGAGGTCCGCTATGACGAGGGCCGCAACCCGCTGGGCCTGAAATTCATTCGCCTTGGTCTGGATACGGTCATTTACGATCCGGAATCCAGAATGATCTATACGCCCAACACCAAGGAATGGGCATCAATTGACCAGAAAGGAGGAGGTGAGCCGATTGCAGGTAGAGATCCGAGCGGATAAGAAAAGCATGACTGTTGGCGGCTATGTCAATGTGGTGGGCCGCGATTCCCGTGTGCTGCACGATAAAACGGGGCCGTATGTTGAGCAGATCATGCCTGGGGCATTCAAGAAAGCTCTGGCCGCAGACAGCAAGGTGGAACTGCGCTTCAACCACAAGAAGATCCTCGACAGCGAAGATCTGGAGCTTCGGGAGGATAACATCGGGCTGAGGGCCCACGCTGTCGTAACTGACAGCGAGGTCATTGCCGCCGCCGAGCAGAAAGAACTGCGAGGCTGGTCTTTCGGTTTTGTAAAGCAGAAGGATCATTGGAAAACCGATGAAGAAGGCACCCGCCGCCGCTTCGTGGACGAACTGGAACTGAGGGAAGTCTCCATCCTGGATAAGACGCCGGCCTACATTGCCACCAGCATTGAGACCCGCGACGATGATGAGATCCTTGTCGAGTTCCGCGCCGATCAGCCGTTGGAGGACGGCGTGGATTACATCCGTCAGACCGAAAGCGCCACAGAAACCAAAACCACCACCCTGACGCCTGGGGATGAGAGCGTTATGTTCTGCGCCCAGAAGACCGTAGAAATCTACAAAATGAGAAGGAGAATGTGATTATGCCTTTCAACCTGAAAAAGCTGACCGAACGCCGTGTCGAGCTGATGACTCAGCTGGAAAACATGGTGAAGAACTGCGAGACCGAAACCCGTGCCTTCAATGAGGAGGAGCAGACCCGGTACAACGAAATCCTGGCCGAGGTTCGTTCCATTGACACCACTCTGGACGCTGCTGACCAGGGCGCCGCTCTGCAGCAGATGGAACGCCGCGCCGCCGGCGGCCAGGAGGAGCCCCGTTCCCAGGAGGAGCTGGAAACCCGCGCCTTTGAGTGCTATATCCGCGGTATCGCCCCCGATGTGGAGACCCGTGCGGCAACCAACATGACCGTCGGGGACAATGGCGCAGTCATTCCTACCTCCATCGCCAACAAGATTATCGAGATGGTCAAGGAGATCTCCCCCCTGTACCACCTCTCTACCCATTACGACGTGGGCGGCACCCTGACCATCCCCAGCTATGACGAATCCACCCAGAAAATCACGATGGCTTACGCCACCGAGTTCACGGCGCTGACTTCCAGTTCTGGCAAGTTCACCAGCATCTCTCTGGGCGGTTTCCTGGCCGGTGCTCTGACCAAGATCTCCATGTCCCTGATCAACAACAGCAAGTTCGACATCGTGTCCTATGTCATCCGCAAGATGGCCGAGGCTGTGTCCGAGTGGCTTGAGAACGAGCTGATCAACGGTACGGACGGCAAGATCGAGGGCGTGTCCAAGGTCACTGCCGCCGTGACGGCCGCTGCTGCTACCGCCATCACCGCCGACGAACTGATCGACCTGCAGGAGAGCATCCCCGACAAGCTGCAGCCCGGCTGTATCTGGGTGATGAGCCGTGCGACCCGCACCGCCATCCGCAAGCTGAAGGACGGCGATGGCAACTACCTGCTGAACAAGGATGCCACCGCCAAATGGGGCTACAGCCTGTTCAGCCACGATGTGTACGTCTCTCAGAGCATGCCGGACATGGCCGCGGGGAAGCGCGCGGTGCTGTACCTTGACCCCGCCGGCCTTGCCGTGAAGGTCGCCGAAAACCCCAGCGTGCAGGTCCTGCGCGAAAAGTTCGCCGATGAGCACGCTGTAGGCGTGATCTGCTGGATGGAGGTTGACTCCAAGGTGGAAAACAAGCAGAAAATTGCCGTGCTGGCTATGAAGGCTGGCGGCTAAGAAAGGAACATGGCGATGAAGGTAAAAGCGACCACGAGTTTTGCCGGTGAAATCTGCATGGCGAAGGGTGATGTCCGCGACGTTCCGAAGAGCGTCGCGGCTCCCCTCCTGGAGTGCGGTTATCTGGAAGTTCTGGAGCCCGTTCAGACTTCAGAGCAGACGGATGAGCAGAATTCCGAGACGGAAACCACGCAGGAACCGGAGATGGAGACCACGCAGGAACCGGAGACGGAGACGAAGAAAACCAAGCGGGCCAAGGATAAGACGGAGGGCTGATGCATGAGACCTCGTGATCTGATGGCTGCGGATATCGCTCTGTTCTCCAGAAAGATCCTCAACACGGCCGAGTTTAACGAGCTCTCTGTTCTGGAGCAACAGGAATGCGAGGATGCGCTCGCTGCTGCGAAAGCAGCCGTAGCCGCTTATACCGGACTCGACATCGGGGCCACAGAGCAGGAAGATCTCGCTTATGCGGTGAAGGCCCTGGCGGCCGAGATGATTGACAACCGTCAGGTCACGATGCAGTATACCGGGCGCAATCCAACCGTTATGCAGATCCTCGACATGCACAGCGTGAACCTGCTCCCAAGCGCGGAGGAATAGTCAGATGCGATACGGAACGAACACTAATCTTTCGTCGCTCCTCGACCAGAAGGTCGATATTCTTCAGCTCATGCACGACGAAGATAGCACTGCTTACGCCTGGACGATCCGCAAGACTTGCCCAGCGTATGTGGAGACAGATATCCACGATAATCTGTTTTCGGCGGCCGGTACAAGAGCGCGCGGTGCTAAGATCACCATTCGCCCGGACAGCAGGCTCACACTGCACGAAGCCATGCGCTGGAACGGCAAATTCCTGTTTCTGACGTCAATTGAGCTTTCCGAGCGGCGTGACCGACAGGCACTTCAGGCGGCGGTGTGTGAGAGCGTGACACTGACAGCGCGGCCGCAGAACCGAACGGGGCGCGACGCCTATAATCGTCCGGTCGCCGTGAGCGTTCCGAGCTTCACCTTCCCCGGCATCCTGACGGAGAAATACTTCCGCAATGAAGCGGACGACGTCTACCGCGCGGAGGTGCAGCAGCGCGTGCTGGTG